TGTCGTATGTTCGTTTACAACAAAAATCTTGATCTTTTGGCTGTTGTCAATAGCTTTGAGGATACAGAAATTATGGGCGAAACAAAAATTGGAAAATTTCGTGTTTATGCACAAGGGGATATTTAGGATATTTTTTAAAGACACAGAGGATTTTCTCTAGTGTTCTTTTTGTTTGCATTTATAAACTAGTGTGTTTCTATAACAAATAAGACTAGTGTAAAAAATCGTTCTGTTTTGAAACTAAGGAGAATATCTTTTCAAAGGTTTCAAACATTTAAACAATTGATGATAATCTGTAATTGAATCACAACAACGGAGAAATCAATGTCCATAATATCTAAATGCCTTACAAATCTTTTGGATTGTCCAGAGGATTCTTATTCTGTTCCTAATGCTCAATACAGGGCATGTGTAGACGCTGTTATCGCGTCTATCAAAGCCAATACATGCTCTATCCCCATGGAAGCTTTGAAGCGCGTAGGGGAGCATATCAAGGGAGATTTTAATGATGACGGATGCGAAATCTGGGAAATTGGAGATCCGATCAATGTAGGGCAAGGCGTAAAGCCCTTTTGGATTAGCGTAGGAATCCCAACGTCCCTAGAACGTAATGTTTCCCTTCGCTTTATTTCTTTCCCTTGCCCTGTAATGCATTTCGGATTGAACGAAAAAGATGAAGATGGCGATTGGATTACATTCTCTTGATTTCAAAATCTTAAAAAGCACAGAGGATTTCTTCTGTGTTCTTTTTCCTATAACAAATAAAACTAGTATAGAATTCAGCGAGAATTCGGGGGAGAGACTATAGCTCTCGTTCTTTAGTTTGTGTTTTCTTTAGTGTGTGTTTTTTATTCACTAGTGTAAGGAAATCGTTCTTTGAAGACTAGTGGATAAATGAACAAGGCATAGACTAACGTTCCATGGTTTCAATGTTTTTATCAATTGATGATAATTTGTAATTGAGCAATAAAGCTTATCACAAATGGAAATTAAAATGTATTCTTCTTTAAATGGCGAAACAATTGTATTGGGCATCGCTGCCACTTTTATTCTAAATAGCTATTTCGTTATTCCTTGTTCATGGGCTATCGTTTATCTCTTCATGGGATAGCCACAAGAATTTGAAATTCCCATCAATGGTGGGCGTTTCATTTTGTCCATTTTGAGACACTAGTTGATGATTATATAGCAAGACACTAAAGCCCATTAGTTTACAAATCTTCATAATATGATGATAAATTGTAATCACATAAAGGGAGATGAAATGGATAAAGGGAAACAAAATAAGAATCCTTCTGTGCAGCGTCGAAACATGACGCATTTAGCGCACATCATAGCAAAGCCAAAGGCTGGCTATCATAGCTCTAAATCGGGCAAGCGAAGCGATAGAGAGCCCATCCGTAAGCGTAAACACAAAGGCAAGGAAATTGATCATTGATTTTTTCGTTGTATGTTGTCACTAGTAAATAAAAGATGGGAGCAGAGACTAATCTTCGTTGGTTTCAATTATTTCACGAATTGATGATAATTTGTAATTGAGCAATAAAGCTCATCACAAAAGGATAATAAAATGTCATTCGATAGCAAACAACGTAAAGCTAAATCATGGGCAGCTACAGCAAAAGTGGATGATCGTTATTGTAAATCCAACACTTTTCCAGAAAGGAAAAAAAGGGAAAACAAGATAAATCGAATGGAAAAAAGAAATATGCTTCGACGTTTGATTCTTGAAGAAGAAGCTTAGTCTCTCTTTATTCTTAATCTCCGTTAGGAAATCTCATCTAACGGATTTTTCCTTTGTTGATTCTTTGTTCACTAGTTGATTCTTTGTTCACTAGTTGCTCTTTAATGTTGATGTTCTAAATGTAGACTAATGATTCTATAGTTTTAGATATTTCAAGAATTGATGATAATCTGTAATTGAGCAATAAAGCTCTCACAAAAGGAAATACAATGCCACAACAAAATAAATCTAATCCCTTAATCCTTCCGTTGATGCCATTAGCTGATTTGCAATTAGCTTCCCATGTTTTTGAGATCAAAGAGAATCTTTCCCATGTTGATTTACAGGCTCGTCGCGTCAAGGAAGCTTTTCAGATCATGGGAAAGGATGGCGTGTCTAGTGTCTTTACACATTCGTTGAAAATGGGAAAGCTTCAATTCAAATTTATTGACGAAGGATTGATCGCTGTCAATTGGAATTTGATGAATTTATGGGAAAGCGGAAAATATCTCACGCCAACAAAGTAAATCCAGAATTGAATAATTGGACAATACAGCCCTGCTTAGTGTGGGGCTTTTTTTATTAAAATAGCTCATTAGTCTCAGACGATAATCGTTCTTCAAATACAGACTAGTGTTTAATTGTTATTGTAAGAAAGGTTTTAAAATCCTTAACAATAAATGATAAATCTTTTATTTTATCTCATCTGGATAATCTGTTTCTTTAATAGAGACTACGGCTATTGTTATCCCTGCACAAGCGATGCAGACAAGAAGAAGATCTAACACTGTTTTTATTATTATCGTTTCCATGATTTATCCCTTTTGTGATATTCTAATTTTATCAAATTTCTGCGATAATATATCCACTAAAGATGTTTTATTTTATTCACTAGTTGCTATTTGATTTGTTTATTGTTTGAAACTAATAAATATATGTTTTAAAAGGTTTCAAATATTTTAACAATAAATGATAAATTGTAATTGAATAAAGGATGATTAACAGGAGGATAAGCCAATGAATAATTAGGGGGCGATGTGCTGCCGTTTCGTCCCGATAGCAGCGCGGAAAGCAAATAGCTGATGTAATGTCAGCTTTTTGTTTGCCTATCTCAACGAAGACTAATGCAGCTTTAGTGTTTAGAATCCAATGAAGACTAGTGTTCTGGCATTTGCGTGTCGCGTTTGAGACTAATGATATTTGTGTGGCGTTTGAGACTAATGGAGATTTGTATTGCGTTGAAACTAATTAATATATCTTTTCAAAGGTTTCAAATATTTTAACAATAAATGATAAATTGTAATTGTATCCACACAAGAGGAAAATAAATCATGCCTAAATCGCATCCAGATTGTCTCCATTGCATTGATAATCCATGGCTATCTCATAATTTTGAAAAACGTCCACAAGAAGACATAAAAGCGCAACACAACAGCATTATTTTGTATGTTGTGGGGCGTTGTCTTTCTGCTCGTAATGGATATGAGCCGATTACAAAGCGTTCGGATGGAGCTAATCTTTATTTCAAATTCACGAATTCTCACAGAGAGAGCGTTACGATCCGATTGGCGTTCAAAGACATGTTGGATAGCTTGGAACATGGCGAGAAGCCCTATTACGTGCCTTTCACGGCATTTTATAAAAAGGGCAAATATGCGTTATTGTGTGATCTTAATCCAGCGTCGTTGTGTTCAATTGAAAATGTGATGGATACAATTGAGAATTGTTCATTTTTGTCCCTCAAAGAAAGCGGAGCATTTGAGCATAAATGAAATAGCTACAGAATTAACAGCACAGAATTAAGCATTAGTTTCAAGCCTTTAGTGTTTGGGCAATTAGTTTCAAGCCTTTAGTGTTTGGCAATTAGTTTCAAGCTTTCGTTAAATAGAGACTAGTGTTGTTCTGTTGCTTTGTTAATGTTCCTTAAAAACATTCACTAGTCTATACATGAAAGCCGTTGAGACTAAAGCAACAAAGCCGTTGAGACTAAAGCTTAAATGATTTCAATATTTTATAATATAATGATATATTGTAATTGTAAACACGCACAAAAGGAAATAAAATGTACAACGTAAATATTCCACAATCCGCTTTCGATAAGCTTGAAGATCATTCATGGGGAAAATCCGATTTATTAGAACAATTAAAAAATGTTCAAATTGCGCCTTACAATGGCAATTCTATTGCTTTGTTAGGAGCTACGAAATTGAATCATAAAAATATTGATAAGCTTTTGCCTATTCTTTCAATTCCCAATAAATATGATCCTGATCGTTGTCTTGTTATTGATGGATTGCTTTTGATCGCAAAAGGCAAAGACGTTGTTCAAATAATTATGAATAGAAGCAAAGACGAAAATAATTTTGAAAGCCCATTTGTTATTATTTGGGAAAAATAGATTTCAAGATTTTAACAATAGCCGATGTGTTTTGTCGGCTTTTTGTTTGCCTGTTTCTTGTCACTAGTGGCTATTGATTATCTGAACAGAATTAAGCGGAACAACTAGAGCGTTCAGAATTCAACGTTAGTGTCAGGAGGGGCTACGTGAGACTATCCCTGGACGTTCCAACGCTATCCATCGAAACAACATAATAGTGTCTGTTTGCTTTTAGCCACTAGTGTTCAACATTATCGCAATAGCTGTTTGTTCAGCCTTTTTTCTTTTGTTCAGAATTCAACGTTCAGAATTCAGCCTACGGAATTCAGCCGACAGAATTAAGCAGACACTATTTATATAGGGGGAAAATAATAATTAGTTTAAAAAAATAGAAAAAAAAAATCGAAAAAAAAAATAGAAAAAAAAATCGAAAAAAAAAAATCAAAAAAAAAAAAAAAAAAAAAAAATATAAAAAAAAAAAAAAAAAAAAAAAAAAAAAAAAAAAATCGAAAAAAAAAAATCGAAAAAAAAAGATGCTGTGTACATTGTATCATTGCCGTTTTGAACAATCAACAAAAAAATAATTTTATTTTCAAAATAAATTTCATTTTCAACAATCATCGAATTTATGAATGTGCAATAAAGATAAATATTTATTTTTGAAATCATCGAATTTTATAATGTTCAACAAAAATAAATATTCATTTTTGAAATCATCGAATTTTAGAATGTGCAATAAAAAGATAATTTTATTTGATCTGAATTGATTATTTGTCAATTCGGGGATTTGACGACAATAGATCAATTGTTCATTCAGCAAATTAAAGGCATGATAATTGCATGTGCTACAATTATCTGTTGTCTTGTCAATAGATCCAATTATCTTCTAATCGCTGTGCTGCTATACAAAAAGAGCTAAAGCCTTTCAATGGGGCAACATATCCCTAATTGTTTAAACATAGCTTAAAGCGCAAATACGGACGTTTAAACGCTATCTGTAAAAGACATCAAAGATCTATCTATTGACAAAGACAACATTTAAAGAAATAACGACAATAATTTTATTTCATTTTTTTATTGCTTATTTTTAAATTCGATGAATACGTGTGCGCAATTCCTTTTATTTTATAGGCGATCATTCTTTTTGTTATTTGATCAAATGCTTAATCGCTGTATAGCTCTCTAATTTGCGATATGTTCAAATAAATAAACGTCCAATTGTCGCTTTTTTGTGGATTTAACAAACGGAAAGGCTATCATTCAAAGGCAAGAACAATCCTGTTCTGTAGCTTCAAAAATGGAAAATAAAATGTCAAACGGAAATCAAATAAGCCTTTCAGATGTTCTCAATATGGGAATCGAAAAAGCAACGAAGACACGTAGCATCACAAAGAAGATTATTCACAATCTCGCACAACAACAAGATGCTGATCTGGCTTTGTCATTTGGAAAAATGAATCGTCCGGATATGCTTTCCGTGCTTTTTGAATTGAAGATCACAAAGAAAGACGCACAAACACAAAAAGCAACAGGCTGGAATCTCCGTGCCGATTTCATCAAAGGAGCATCGGAAAATACATATGCAGATTTCAAAAATGTAACATTTGCCCACGCTCTCGTTCGTTCCACAGATTTTGATTACGGATATAAGCCTTCAAAGACGAAAAAGAATAGCCGTAATTACATTTTTGAGAATAGCGATCATACGGGAAATGTCGTTACATTTTCGGCTATGCTTGACGCTATCATGGCCGCTGATCGTGTTGGCCAATCCATGGGGAAAAAGCCATGTGGACATATGATCCAAGGGAAAACAGAGATAGAACAAAAAGACATTTATTTCCCTTCCCCAAAAATGATAGCAGATCACAAAAAGGATACAGGAAAATTGCTTTGTGACGTTGGATGTCCCTCACATCGTGCTGGCCATACGTCAAGCTTTTTCAAGCACGGAGCAACGGATTGCGGCTTCTCTTATGCTACAGGACAAAGCCTGTTAGCGAATGGGCTCGTTATCTTTGTGATTCCGTTCGTGGGATATTGGATATGTGAGATATCCGATGATGAAATGTTAGCTATTATGATCGCCTCCTCTCAATTCTCCGTTGATGGCAATTTGAACGCAAAGGCAAAGAAGCTAATCGCATGTGTTCAAGCAAAGGATTCCGAATGGAATAACGGCAAAAAATTCATGTGAGAATTGGATCAAAAGGATCGGATCTCAAAGGCAGATCCGATCCTGCCCCCCCCCCTATCCCCGAATAAATTTTTTTTTATAGCCCATGTTCTTACCTTCCGTTTTATTTCTGTAAAAATTACGGTAGTGTCAATGATGGGGTTAATTAGTTATATTGTATTGAGGAAATTCTATGAAATGTCCAAAATGCGGAAACAAATGGCATGTAATAAACACGGCATCAAATGGAGACACATCTCGGTTATATTTGCGTAGTATGATAACGGAGTTGTTGTCTTGGTATACGGAAGATTTTGTAGTACGTCATCGTAGTTGTAGTAGTTGTAGTTATGCATCAATCACAGTAGAGTTAGAGCGATCAGATTTGATAGAGGTATGTAATATAGTGAGTGAAGAGGGATTGCCGAGGGTGTTGGTTCGCCCTTCTGTTTCAGAAAGTTAAAAACTGCTGAAAGTTCCTGTCATAGAGCATAGATCGAATGCTGCTCTATCGTATACATCAGAGAATCTAAAGTGGTCAGCAGCCGAGCCTTCGGCCCATATTATTCTAGATTTTTGTTCATCGAGAATTCTAACGGGAGCTTTCATTTGTTCGTGGTATCCGAGGATAGTATTTACGTCTTTTGGTATTTCTCTTTTGGTGTATCTAATTTCATCGAAAGTAGCGTCCATAATTTGCGTTCTATCGACTGTGATTACCCTATCTCTCCAGTTAAGTTTTCGTCCGTATTTTTGGTTTCCTATTCTTGGTGTAGGATAGAATCGGCATAACCAGACGTATATTCCGATAGATGTTCCCCAATCTCTTAGTTCCTGAGATTTTCTAGTTTCAGGCATAGAGTCGATTACGCATACGTCCACATGGAATCTAGAGATAATATCTTGTAGTTCGGAGAATTTACGGACGGTCATAATGAGCAGAGTTTGCCTAATGGCTTCCCCGTCTTTTTCGATAGTTTTAGATACTGTGACATTAAGAAGTGAGCCAACATCAACTCCCATTGAGATGATTTCGTTTTTATAGTCATCGCTTCCTCCATAGTCTAGGTTGTAGTTCCCTTGGCAGTTATAGATCATTTCGGAAGTTATTCTAGCCCCAGCGTACTCGAACGGCATCCCTAGGACCGAGGTATAGAAAGTAGAGATGCGGCTAGTATTTCCTTGTGCGAGAATCCATTCGACGTAAAGTTCGGACAAGTTTTGTGAGAGAATATCTAGTCTAGACATAGAGTATCCAGCGGTATCTTTTGAAGGGAATTTGGCGACCCATTCTCCGTGGTCTTGTCGTTGAAAAGGTCTTTCGCATTTAGCGCATACTGCTTGTACCTTTTCTTTAAACGTGTCGATTTTGCCGAGTATTACTTTATCTTTGGCAAAAGGGTCTTTTGGTAGCCAATCGCCCAAATCATTTTTCTGCACAATATTTTGGAACCAATCTAGGTTTTGCCAAAAATTGCAATGTGGGCATTTAGTAAACCATGTTCTTTGGTCTGTGCCCATGTATATTCTAGATATGCCTATAGTTGGCAGAGTGGGGTTTCCGAGCCTATATATACGCGGGTCTTCCGATGCTCGAATTCTGTCTTTAGCTTTAGCAAGGTTATCGGAATCGCATTGGTCTATTTCGTCTACGATGATTGTATCGGCAGAGAATTCAACGAAGTCTCCGGTTGTATTAGAGCCTAGAAACAGAATAGAACCGCTACCGAATCTTTTCATTCGGTTGTTTCCTAAATCCCTGCCTCTTGGAATTAGCTGTCTATATTCCTTGGTTCCCATTATTATTTTGTTTATGCGTTGATTGACGAAACGGTCCCGAACAGAGAATGTAGGTAAGATATAGGCGACTATTTTGCCTTTCCATCCACTATGCCAAAGTGTGAGGCATATAAAGAGTTCAGACAGTCCTGTTTGTACCGCTTTTCGTATGGCAACATTATCTAAGTTTGGAATATCCCTATACATAGGAGCGAGGTATGGCATATCTTTAAAGATCATTGGTTGCCCTCTTGTATTTTTGTGGTACATGAGAGCTTGTCCGATCAATGGAAATCGGGAACAGGTTTCGGCCAATACGCTTTTATAGTTATCAATCATTTTTACCTTCAATCAAGATATGCCTTCATGGTAATGCAATTTACTTCTTTAAACCACAGATATGAACCTATGAAAGTTTTAATTGGTTATATTGTTGATAAATATAATGGTGTGATTGCTACAGAAAGTTTCGTAACTAATGATAAAGATAATAGAACAAAGCTTTAATTTTAACTGCATTTTACAGCGTGGTGTTTATTCCTCTTCTATATTAACGAAATTCGATGAGCAAAGTATTTTGGTTTCCTGGCTATTGGAAAACTATAAACTCCCGAAAGAAGTTGATTTTATAGTACATCGCATAAAAGATACCTATAGCGGAATTGTTGAAATAAATAAAGCTCCATGTTTGGGTATTAAATTCAAAAAACAAGAACTTTACTTCTGCCCATTATCGACACACTGTGAGATAAGTTATTCTGAGTGGTGTAAGATATGGCTGTATGACACCAGGGTACAAGCCAGTGTTGGGGTCTTAATTGAATGTATAAAGAAATACGAGAAGGTACATTAATAACAAATATATAGCGAATGTAATATGTTTTTTATTTAAACGGTATGTACAATAAAAATGTACGTGGGTGCCACGAAATATTTTTTTGAAAATGAATTATATGTTATCGTGTAATTACAAACAATTTGTTCCATAGATCTGTTGATCTTTTTTGTGATGTTTAGATAGGGGGGTGGTTCCCCCTATCTTTTGTTTCTCTTGCGTGGCTTTTAAACTTCTTTTTTCTTTTCTATAAATTCTTCAACTTTTCCTTTTTCTTTCGTTTCTTGTTGTTTTCTCTTTCTAGAGCGTTCTAAAGCTTCAAAGAGTCCTTCGCTTTCTTTTTTTAATCCACCAGAAACATAGTATTCTATTTGTTCTTTAGGAATAGACATTTCCTTAATATCTAAAATAGGTAGGAAATTGTCTTCTATCATTTTGGTTCCTTTTAAAACAATATGATTATCTAATAAAGAGGATTGTTCTATCTCTTCACAGACAAGTGGAACTGTTTCTTCTCCAAACCTTACATAGCATATAAACATAAAAATCCCCCTCTTGTAAAATAACAAGAGAGGGAATTTGTTTCAATTATATAGTGTTCAGTCTATATCATATAACGAACTTCCATTTGATCCCCATTACCAAGGTAGCCATCAAAGACAACAGTTATTCGATTAGAAGCAATTGTGACACCGTATTTACCGCTAAGAGTACCTGATCCTGCGGTTGTTGCTGCATCGGGAAGCATGGTCTGACCATTTCGGAAAACGAAAACCGATTCTGGTCCTTGAAATCCAGCATTATCGGTATCAGCATCAACCGCTATTGAGTTGGTTGTTGTATCACCGACTACTGCGACTTTACTCTTCCATCTCCACCCTGCTTGTTCGATCTCAACGGCATCAGCAGCAAGTTCGTTTGTATCAACACCATTAACATTGATCTTCAGACCACCAACACCAACAAGTAATGAATCGCCATCTAAATTAACAGAGACAGTGTTTCCAGCGATAGAGATACCATTTCCAGCAGTAAGATGACCTGCTCCTGTAACCTGCACAAAAGCAATAGCTGTGGTTCCGATCACTGGATCACTATCGTTAGTACAGACCCAACCCGTATCGCCAAGATCAGTTCCTGCTTTGACAAATACGGCAGCAGAAGGAAACTCAATCGCAACATCCATATCAGTTGAACGTGTCAGCGTTCCATTCCCTGCAACCTGTCCATTAGCGAAGTTGACAAATGTTGCTTCCCCAACAGGAATAGCGGAAGTAATAGTTCTACCGTTACCTGTTGTTCCCGTCACTGCTTGGGTAACAGTTAGAGAAGTCGGAGCAGCACCATTTACCGAAGCTGAAAAGTTACTATTCGCATTAATACGGGTCGATAATGATGATGCGGAACCTGCTGCGTTGGTCCCTGCTCCAGCATTGAACTGATCTCCATCTGCACCTGGAACACTCGCAACAGCAGAGAAGACACTACTTGCTCCACCCGCATTTTGGATCGTAATTACATCGCCAACTGTACCTGTTGTCATATTAGCAGAGGAGAATGTTATATTCCCCGTAGAAGTAGTCGCTATAGATGGAGTACCTGTCGGAGGCCCCGTCGTAGAAGCCCAAATATCTCTTACGGCACCAGTACCACTTGTTTGGAAGTCTACTTGTAGGGCAATATCTCGCGCCATATTTGCAGCAGTCCCATTGTTATCGATTCCTTTTTGTATTTCAAATGAACCAGGACTCGTACCGTTAGGGACGAAGGTGAAGACCTTAGCCACATCGCTCTTATTGTCGATTGTCAAGGTATGACCGATTACCCCACCAGCGAAGGCACCGAAAGTCAGTCCCGTACCTGACCCTGAACTTTGGGTGATGGCATTAGCATTTCCCGTCGTTCCCTTGGAAGGGTAGGTAACTGTGACCACAGCCCCAACTGCTACTGCGGCAAAATTTACGTTAGTGTTAATTACAGAGGCAATATTGTTCGCAGTCTGATTGTTATTATCTGTTACTTTTGCCCATTGTCCACCACCGCTTCCTTCGACAAAATCTACATTTCCTCCACCTTGGATTATGACTCGTATCGTATCACTAGCTTGGATATTATTTGAGTTAGCGACTGTTATTGTTCCTGCTGGAGCTACTGCCCCTGTGATGCTGCCAAAGGTCACTACTGTGGCTGTATATTTACCTTTCACTCCTGCTGTCATAGTGTTAGGAGCAATCATGGTAATAGTACCAGAGGCTCCAAGAGCAGATCCATCTGTTGAGAGGGTATAGATCCCGTTCTGAAACGAAGTTGTTTGGTCTTTGACCAGAACTCGTTGTCCAGCAGTTACCGTAATATCATCCAAGACCAAAGCACCAGCACCAGTGAGAGCGAGCGCGGCCCCTACTCCAAGAACCCCATTGGTATAAGTTCCTACAATATTTGCTTCGGATGACGCTGATACCGCATCTTTCCAAAACAGCCCATTTGCAACACTGTCTACATATGATTTTGGTGCAGCATAATTCGCTCCAGATCCAGAAGTAATGTCTGCAACCTCAACAATTCCAGATGTAAAGGTAAAAGTACCAGATGTATCAATCTTTGCTGCTGTAATAGCCGCGTCTTTGATCTGAGTTGTAGTAAACTGAATAGGCATAATAAGAATTCCCCGTAAGATTTCGCTTCATTGATAATTATTTCATCTTATTATATACAGATAATTGTCAGATGAAAACCAGCTATCCGTATCTGGAGTGGAAAATATCTTGTTTGGAGTTTTTTATGTTTTAAGCTTGTTTTTGACAAGTAAATTGCTTTATGTGTTTCCGAATCCAGCGATCTTTGTTTCGATCATAGAATTAAATTGTTGTTCGGCAGTTTTTGCGAAGCCTTCTAGCGGTTGTGTCCCGTAGAATCTGTCATACTGTACAGTTAGATAATCTGAGGCTCCAGGTACGAATGAAGTAGTAAAGGTTTTCTGGCTTGTTTCTGTAAAAGTGACACCTTTTACTTGTTCCTGTCCGTTCCAAGCACATTGTAAAGTACCCCTTACATATGTATAGGTTGTAGAAAAGACAACTTTAGAGCCACCTGTTTGAGAACTAAGGTCTTCTGCAAATACAACCGATTCTCCTACTCTAGAGTATGGGCTAAACCCTGCTGTCCAACCTTGATCAAATGTTTCGTTCTTTCCAGAAGTAAATCCTGTTCCTTTGTCCCATCCATTGTATCCAACGTCTTCGTTTATGTTTTCGGTAAACATAATAGATTTTTTTCCAGCATACCATCCGTTGTATCCAAAATCATCAAATGACTCTACCCCAAGACAACCTGTTTTTTGTTTTCCTATTAAAATATTATTTTCTGTTAAGAATGTTGTTGTAATTATAGAAACATCAGAAGATATTGAAATTTTTGCAAATACATTAGATTTAACTCTTTTAGATGTATTGTATAATTTTACCGATCCAATATCTAAGTTTGATTTTTTTGTCTTTAACCTTGTTTCACCAGAGCTTGATATAAATTCTGTCATATGGGCAATTAATTGTTCTGCTTGAAAATCCGTAGTTGAGTTTCCAGCAATTCCATCTGTAGAAATTCCAGCAATTCGTTTGACAGTTATTCCGCTTTTGCCACCGTCTCCTTGTGTAAACATAGGGTTTCCAGAAAAGGAGTCGTTTACGCTTATCATTCTAGTTGCAGAGACATTGGTTGGAATTTCCTTCCAAGTAAGATTTGAATTTGATCGTTGTTCTCGAACAGCTTCATTCTTTTGTTCATTTGTATTTGATAAAACCATCTCTTCTCCAAGACGGTATTGAGTTACAGAAGCAGCAAGGTTCATGTTTTTTGATAAAGCGAGAATTTTGATTGTATTGTTATCAAGTACTTTACCTCTTTCTTGTGATAGTAAAGCTATTCCTGGCACTCTGTCAATAACTCTAGAGTATGTTTCCGCTACATTTGCATATACCCGTTCTAATTTTAAATAATTATTTGAGTATATATTCTGCGTTTCTCCCAATGGATAAGGGATACGGGCTGTTGTTAGAAATTCTGTAGTGGTTTGTTGTCTATATTCTGAAACAGGTCGACTTATCCACTCCCAAGTCCATGCTTTTTCTAGAACTATATTTCTTCCTGGTCTTTCTGGGGTTAATTCTAATTGCCAATTAGATTCAATTGTTCCTAGTACATCTGGTGTAACACCAGAAGGGACGATGAGCGTAACATCTCGACTTGGTGTTAATCCTTCTTCTCTTTGGATACCGGAACCTTGGTCAACATAAACATTACTAGAACCTCCTGTACCTGTAATGTCATAATTCCAGTTTCCCGTTATTAAGTCATCCCCAAATTCGGACTCTTGGGAAATACCTACTTGTGATCCGATGAAACTAAGCCATCTTCTAAGGAGTGCTATTCCTGAAGCTGGTATATCGTTTAGGGATTTGATTTGGGATGAGACACAATCTGTTTCCCTTAAAATCATGTGATCTTCGATATAATACCAACTATGATTAACTGAGTCGTAATATGCTCTTTCGTCAGAAGGTATTGCTCCTATTATATTTACCGCTACTGTGTCATAAGCAGTATTTAACTCGCTGTATAAAACAGTAATAGTTCCTGATTCATCGTAAGAAAGTCTATTTATACTCAATTTACCATATACTGCCATAATAAACTCATGTAATAACTGATAATTTTTCTAATTTATCTTGAATAATCCACATATCTACAGTGATTATCATTTCTTTTTTATTGTAGATGATTTCTGTTATTGTTGAAGTAATTCCTTCTAATCCCATTTCTTCGTCTGTTATTTTTATATTATCCCCAACACTTAAATATAAGAACAAATCTGGAGCAACGGTATATTGAACAATATACCTTGGGAGAGAAATATGGGCAGCAAGCCAATTCACGATATAGATAGCTGTTCTGTCATCAAATATAGTTACTGATTCTAATAAACCATACTCTCTATGGCCTAATCTAGCTGCGGATATTTCACACAATTTATTATTAGTATAATCTGCAGTGATCATTTTTGTATAAACATCGTTTGCTGTATCGTATGCGTATTTTAGGACAAATGAATTAAAAACCTCTTCTGTTGATGTTTCTGCAAACTGTGAAGCCCTGTCTATTATTCCTTTTTGTCCTTTTATAAAGCTTTGATAAACAGTGGTGTTTCTTCTATCTGTGTAAATTACTCCAATTCCAATTCCAGTATAGATTAGGGATACCATAGGGAATGAGTCACTAATAGTTGACTGTATATATTCTAATACTGTAGTGCTATCTATTGAAGTAGAGCCATTTATAAGTGTTTGTATTTTTAATCCTGGGTCTTTAATTATAGCTCTATTGTACGATGGTATATCGAAACCATCTATTCCAAATCCACTATAATTAGTTATGAAAAACTTTATTTGTTCCATCATGGTTTCATTGTCTGACACAGCAAATACAGATCTTTCACCTACTATGGCATAGACATGTGCATTATCTACCCATTGGAATTCATAAACTTCGGCATTGTCTATATTTGGCTGAGTCCATTCAGGTGTAGTCATTGAATTTGGGTAAACAAAATCTATATAAGTATACGGAATACCACTTGGCGTAGTAGCTGTTTTTATCTCCCAGCCTCTTTCTATATCGTCTGATGGAATATCTCTTCCGTCAAGAACAACTCCCGTAACTTGGATTTGCCACCCATATCCAACAAGGAATTGTGGTCCGTATCTGTTTGCGGTGATCCGTATACACGGAACACCTCCTTCATATCTCCCTATTATTAGTGGGAATTTTTCCCCCATTTGGTCTTCTGGCAGGTCTGGAAAATCATCACCTTTTAATATGTAGTGATTTGATTTGGGAATTTTAAAATCTTTTGATAATATTGGATCTGATAAAGTTACAGAGACTCTTTCTGTATCTGTTCCAAATGAAATTCCTCCCGTCATTTCTCCTTTCATAAGAACAAGTCTATTATTATAAATTCCATCGGCTTTTTGTAAACTTATTTCCCCTATGCCAGCAAGAAAGCTTCCGCTTTGTAAAGCCGACATTGGTTTTATTATCCTCCCGTCTATTTCAATAGAAATAGATCGTTGACTCCCATCTCCACTTAAAAAAGTGTAGGAAGAACTTATTTCTGGTTCATTTACAAGAAAAGGAAGATAGCCAATTGTTTCTGTACCCTTAGATACAGAAAATCTATCTACTGCTAATCTTAGAACTCTTCCAGTAGATAGAATCAAATCTACAGTTATAAAAACATTTTCAAAATATGGATTGTTAATGAATTCATTTTTCCAATAATCAGTGATTGATTGTTTGCTTTTTTCTTGTACGAAATATAAATCCCTTAATGTTTCTAGTTGGCTTTTTTGTTTCATACAATTTCCGAGAATTTAAAGCCCATATTTCCAATTGCAATCCATTCAGAAGTGTTTTCGTTATATTTCCATCCTTGATTTTTAAAGTCACTTGAGCTATCAAATTGAACTAATGAAAGATTTTCTTCATAAAGACTTCTATTTGGGATTGTTCCAATTGTAGACATTGGTGCCAAAGAGATAAACATTGGATTTTTAGAATATTGAGTAATTCCGTCTAGGGTTTTTCTGAATCCATATCTAAATTGTTCACTTAAATCCCCTTCCATTTTTAGAGATAAAGCCCTTGAAGATGGTCCTTGTGTATTAGTCCATTTGATACCGCTTCTTGTGGTCATTTGTTCTTCATTTGGTGTTTCAACATCGCTCCAATCCCAATTCAAAGGAGGCTTAAATTCTTTTTTAATTCCACCAATCATAGTTCCAATTCTTATTGAATTATTGTCTGCTCTTTCAAATGGCGTAGCAACGACTTTTACATACTTTGCCCCCAAAGGACTTGGAGTTAAAGAGGTATCAAGTTCTTTCATTCCTCTATCTGAGTAAATTCTAATAGAGGAACCAACTGCATATGATGGAATTAAGCAAGTTGCTGCTGATATTGGATAGTAAGAAGCAGCGTTTTTAGTGGATATTTCTATATCACTTTCATGCAGAAGGATTCCACTTCTATTAACTTGACCAATTTTGTATTCTCTAACAATATCATAAGCTACTTTTAGTTCCCAAGTAGTTCCAACACTACCTACACTGTCTTTATAGAGATACCAATTTCTTTTGGATGAGGAAGTAAGTAATCCATCCCTAAGTATTTTATGAATAGGAGTTCCATAGTATGCATCTGTTGCGTCCCATCTAATTCTTAGAATATTGTTCCTTACTTCTTGTACAGATCCAGTAATAATTGTACCAAAGTCTAAGGTATCTACAGGAGATGAGTAAGTTATCCCATCATTACTATAAGAGAATTCGAGCTTCTTAGCTCTACAGTTTGTTGATGCAAAATGATTCAAATACATAACTGTATTTTCTTTTGATGAAACAACAAACTCAAAGTCGGTAAAACTATTAGCATCGGTACTTTCAAAAAATACTCTTGGACTATTAAATTTAAGCATATTAGTAAGAGCATAGTTGTGATCTACTTCCATATTAAATTGATCACCTACTGCTCCTGTTGATCCACCCCATACTGTACTTAGATTTTTCTCTATCCCAATAGGGAATGGGCTTAATGGTCCTCCGAAATTACGACTATACGACTTTAAATTAGCAACAGGATTAAGATCTGGGGAAACATAAGAGAGGGTATTTAAATCGTTACCTGCGTGGATGCCAACGAAACTCCATCTGCTTTTATTGGTAACATTAGCGGCAACTGTGTCGTGTCCAAAATAAAGCATTTGATTTAATAAAATACGGGTTGCTGGATAATCCATGTTTATATCAGTATCGTTATATACATCTCCAGTTGAATACCATTGATCTGTTCCAAGTTGTTTAGCTATCATAGAAATATATGGATTACTTGATTCATTAGAGGTTGTGCCTAAATACCTCCAAGGGGTGATACCAACCCTAATTTCCCATTCCTTTAATAAAAGACCAGTATCTGATCCAGTATCAATTCTTCCGATTCTGGTAGGACCAGCAAGATTTCTTACATCTATTAAATCAATAGTACGAGTTCCTACTCTGACTTCTATATTTAATACTCTTGTAGTCCCTACTCCACCGGTCAATAGATTTTGACCTAGATAAGTAGATATTCCACACACTATAGGGCTATTTTCACCATATAGAGTAACCCCTGTTCCATGAGTATCCGAGGCTGAATTTTGAGCAGAAACAATAAATCTTAAACAAGAACCACTACCCCATCTTGAAAGTTTTACCTTATCTCGATCACTTAAAGCATTATATGTAACTGATGATCCATTCATTGTTGGTATAAATCCCCAACATGGTATTGGAAACTCTTTATTTGCTTCTGGGAGAGCCATACCTTGCCCCCCCCATCCTCCATCTACTACTGGAGCGTTTGCGCCAGTATCCCAATCTCTACCTGAATCTGGTACATGAAAATTAGTTATTCCACCTGCTGCTAAATCTGACTCATATTGTGAAATTCCAGCACCCGGTAGTGATGGGTCATATGGAGAATGGTAACTAGGAGAAGAATAACTATGTAGAGAGAGGTAGTTATAGAGCAAGCCACCTGTGGTGGTTCCAGTAGTATTATCGCTTATTTCTATATAAGCTGGATTCCAAATAACAGATGAGTTGCCTCTTACTATGTTCCATGGAGATTTATCCTCAGACGAATAAAGAAAACCATTAGAGTAGTATCCCCCCGTAGGAAGACCCATAAATGGCTGGAATTCGACTTCATAAAGTTTAATAGGAGTGTTAATATAATTTTGTTGTTGTAGATAGTTTTGTCCTTGTTCAATTCCTGTATTTGCATAATTTAAGCTTCTTACAGGATTAGTTTCCCAGCCTCCCATTCTAAAATAAACAGGTGGAACTGGAACGGCTCCAGACCTACATGGGGTATCCCCCCAGCTATTTCTTAATAGAGCAGTAAATGAAATACCCCCATTAGGATTAGGGTATCCATTTAAATCAGTAAAACCAAAGTGCCCCCCCCCAGAGAAGGAAGTAAATCCATAATCACTTCCTGATGGGCTAAGGTTTACCACATCTGTACCAAGTGTAAATTTTACCTTTTCTAACCATCCTACAGACAGTTCAAAATTGACTAAAGAAGCATATGTATTATTGATTTGATAGGCTTCTGGAAGCATATTTTCATCTCTTGGAAAATATGTACTAGATATAAAATATACTCTGTCTGGAGTGTTTATAATGACAGGTTTTAACATATATGTACTATGATGATCAAATCCATAAACATACTCAAATGGCTGCGCTCCAGAGGCTACCAATCCGATCAATTTTGGAGTAGTGCTTGTTGTGCTTTGGTTCCAAAGAATAAAGGTTCCTTCGTCATCTAAGGAGCCAAGACACCAACAATCAGTATTCCAATATATGTCACCAGGATTTAAGCCACTCCAATTTGGAGCATCTATTTTACCAATATCTAGCTTCTCACTTTGTTTTCGGTATGACCAAGTAACACCCTGATTTGAACTAAAAAAAGATTTAATACTTGGAATTACCATCTCCTGTAGGAAACTACCCACAATACTATTGTTTTCAAATATTAATGTTTTTTGGGCTCCAATGGCAATACTTACATAATTGCCGCTAGAAACCATTTCTATTCTACTTATTTGTACTTCTGTTAAAGACGATGAAGATACTAATCCTTTACATATAGTTGTGAAATTTAATCCATCAGTTGAAGAATAAATATTTATGTCTCCACCTGTTGAGATAGCTAATAGAATAGTTCCATTTTTTAAAGCACAGACAGTAAAATCAAGACCAAAATACTTTGCAAGACGACCTGATGATACTTGACAAGGTGTGCCCTCTAAATTTAGAGAAGAATACCAAATCTTACCATCTGGAGAACTAGTTATTCCATCAATAGAAATAGTTGGAGTTGTCCAAGGATTTGAAATAGAATCAGAATTTCTTTTGTAATCTCTATAAACCACACTAATGAAGCTAGTTCTCTTTGTTGTGTAACAAATCTCTTTCTGTGTGTTTTTACAGTATATTGTTTGCGGGTATGTAAATTCCTTTATCCAACCCCCCTGCCACCCCTCTATTGTTTGAACAGTATGCATTTGTTTAAGGTCTGGTGTTCCCTTCCAGTTTTCATCGCTTTCTGATGATTTTTTCCAAATAAAGCTTCCTTGTTGTGTAGCATCTTGACTTTTTTGAATCTTAAATTCATAAGTGCTATTTGTTGTTGGTGTTCCTGTTAGAAACAAAGAGGAATCACCAACATTAGATACTGCTCCAACAGCGGGTCCAGTTTTCTTTGATTTAATATTATCAACTGAAGCTGTAGCTGGTGTTACAGTAGCTTCTTTAAAATTCGGATCATTTACAATTACAAATTGAGTGGGAAATTCAGCCATTTGAAGTCTCTAATTAATAGTTATTATATTTGCCTCTATTGAATCCAACAATTACTCCTGACGCTGCTCTAAGCTTTCTTTTCATTTTTGGTGCTTTTCCACTATTAATAGCCCGAACTTGTATGTCATCTAAAACCCGTCCTTCAGCGATTACCGCAATATTCAGATTTTGTGTGCGTGTAGCAGAATCAGTAGAAGCAATAGGGCTAACTAGCGGAGTAATTGCTGTAGCAACAGCCCCACGTAATGCACCATGTGTACTCCTGCCAAGGAGTTCAAGTGCTTGTGATGCTACGTTTAACGGCTCTTGTGCGGCTATTACATAGTCACCAGCTTGGAACCTAGCAGCAAGACCATCTGTGCCAGCGAGAATAGGTCCAGGGGTATCTCCCCACGTTTCTGTTTCTGCATCACCTCCCGACGTTAGTTCGTTCCAAGTATCACCTATAAACCGACCCATCTTTTTGAAGTATACTTGGGAATCAGTTAGCTCTTCATCAGGTGTATCTTGGAAACCCCCAGGTAGTGCGTCTTTAATTCTTTCGATTACGTCATCCCACATTTTACGCAAGGGCTCCCAAAATTCGCCATCTAAAGTCCATACCTCTCTTATGCTCTCTACTACCCCTTCGAGGGCACCACCGATCCCTTCTATAATACCTGCTATTAATTCGTAAACTATCTCTGGTAACTTAAACAAAATATCAGTAATCAATACTGCAACAATAGTTGGTATAGCTGTTAGAAGGTGCATTATCAATACTTGTATAACATCTGGTACTAGTGTAACTAAAGCTTTAATTAATGCTGGTAATGTCGATATTAATGCCAGGACAACTTGCGGAACGGCTTCAATAATGGCTACTATTAACAAAACAGCCATAGCTAATATTTCTTCAATAAGATCTGGTAAAGCTTCAATAATTTTTGCAACAAGCATAGGTACTTCTTTGGCAATAATTACAATAAGATCCAGAACTCCTTTCAGAAGAACCAGAATCAACCCTGGTAATGCCATCAGAATGAACATTAGTAGATCTGGTAGTGCTTGTAAAACAGCTTCTATTAGCTTATTTGCACCTGCTAATAGTCCCTCAATAAGCTCTGGTAAAGCTGTCACAATACTTTGAACAATACCTGGAACAGCTTTCACAAGATGAACTACAAGATCACCTATTCCTTCTATAATTTTCAAAGCCCCTGCAACTATAGCTTCAACTAGCGTATCAAATAGAGTTTGAGACTGTTTTGCAAATTCTTCTTCGCTTATCTTTCCCTCGGCAAGTGCGGCTTTTAAATCATCTATATTTTCGCCTGATAGCGGTGCAAATAATGTATCGAAGATACTAGTTAAACCTGTCACTAATGCGTCAATAATATCAGGTAATTTATCTGTAATTAAGAATATTAAGGTAGTTACAAGATTAGGTAATTCAGTAACGATAACGTTTACAAGTTCTGGAATTAGAGCAATAAGCATGTTCACAACACTTGTTATGACGGGACCAATTCCCTGTAATAACGCTGTTAGAACCACTGGAATTCCAGCAACAATAGCACTTAGAAGTTCTGGCAACTTATCTATAAGTCTTTGAACAACTATAGGTGCAGCGGTGACGATAGCGTCTACAAATTTTAGAGCTTTATTTACTGCATCATCAACGAACTGTGTTGCTGCTGCTTCTGGGTTCGCGGTTCCTACTCCCTCGGCTCTTGCTTCATCATATTCTCCTTGTGTTATTGTTCCAGCCGCAAGTTCATCATCCAATTCTTTAAGTCTTGCTGCTGCATTTTCAGAGTCTTCCAGAATAGCGTTTGCACCACCTTGCATCATATCTAAAAGATTTAAACTAAATCCACCTGTCATAAACGAAATAGCTTGATTTGTCATCTCTGCTATTTTCATAATGGCTTTTCCAACCATAGATGCAGCAGAAGCAATACCTTTAAACGCTGCTCCCGCTGCTCCTACCATTGCTCCAAGAACAACCATAAAGCCTTTTACGCTTATCTTTCCTAGTGTTGCAGCAATTTTCGGTCCTAGTTCACCAAATTTTCCAGCTATCTTTCCTACTGATTCTCCAACACGTTCTTTGACGTTTCCGATTATTCCTGCTAACTTAGGAAATTTATCTTTAGCTGCGCCTATCATCCCACTAAGCGCACCTTCAAGCGGTTTTGCCAGGAATTTAAAGCCCTCAAAAATCTTACCTATTCCACCTTTCCATGCTTTTATATATGCCCCAAGTGCTTTCATAGTAAGTTTATAAAAGCGCGTATCGGTCAGCATTTTTGCTTTATCGTTTTCTGCTTGTGCTTCTCCTAATGTTCTTAGTCTTTCAGTTTGCTCCATTAGTTTATCAAAATCTGCACCTCCGTCTGGAAACATCTTTGCAATATCATTTTTTCTTCTATTATAGTCCAGTTGGATTTTTATCCGTTCTTCGTAAAAGTCCATTTCAGAATTAATTAGTTCTGTTTGGTTTTTCTTCAAAGCAACGAAAAGAGCTATGCCCATTCCTGCTAGTACGCTTAAAGCACCAGAACCTTTTAAGATTCCTATTAGTTTATCTTGGCTATCTTGAAGCCCCTGTACAAATTGTGCGCCACCTTCTGTTTCTGCTATGCCTAGATCGGCATACATTTTACCAACTATGGCTGTGCGTTCGGCAGCATACTGTTGTTCAATGAGTAGTTTTGCTTGTGCAGCTTTCGCAGTTATATCTATTCCATGGTCTTCTGCGGCTTTGATAATGTCATTTAGGTGATCAAATTGGTTGTCTTTCCAGTCTACTAGTTGTGTTAATGCAGCTTGTTCTTGTCCAGCGGAGGTTGTTAATTTCTCAATCCTTTCATCTATAATCCCGTTGAGTTCAACTGTTGTTCCTCTATTTATTCTTACTTTTTCTTCCCCCATGCGTTTGTCATGTTCTAGTGTAGCCTCACCCGCTTTTTGTTGGTGATGTTGTTTAATGCCTTCCTCAGACATTAGTAATTGTGTAGATTTGAGTTCTCTAGCGTCTATTGTTTGTTTTGCTGCTGTATGTTTACCTACATAGTCATTTAAGGCTTGATTTGCTGTAGTATAGGCTTCACTGTCAACGGCTATTGCTTTAGTTTCAAATTTTCCTTCTAGTAATTTTTGCGCTGTAATAAAGTTGTTGACATAATTGTTAAGTGTATACTCTGCCTCATTAAAACCAGTTTTATTAATCGTATCTACAAATCTTGCATGATTCTGAGTTGCTTCGTTTACAAAGCCTCCAAATTTAGCAGTAAATTCGTCGGTGTTCATTTCAGGCATTTCCACTACAAATGAACCATCAGCTATTGATAAGTCATCTACATTAGGTGGACTCCACTCAACACCTTTGGCTACTTCTTCTGCAAATGCTCGTTCTTCAATACTAGCGTTCTTCCACGCTTCTGATAGTTCTTGAACTTCCTCTGTTAATTTAGCTGGACCCGCTGCTGTTAGTGCATCACGCAATGCTTTTGCAGTTTCATCTGCCGCCAAATCTACTTCTGTCAATGCCTTTGCATTTTCTCTCTCTTCTTCCGAAAGTTCGCTCCATTTTTTGGCATGAGCATCAAGTAAAGATTGTTGTTCTTTAGTTACTTTTCCTGTTTTGCGAAGACTTTTCCTAACCGCTTCCCCCCAATCTGATTTAGGAGGTGGCATCCCTATTGAATCAAAGAGTTGTGATGACCTAGATTTTAATTTTTTAAAGCTCTCTAAAGCTTGTTTTTCCTCTTGCGTAATAGCTTCAAGTAGACCAGATAATTCCTTTTTATGTTTATCTTCTGATATTTGTAGTTCTCGATCTGCTTTATTTCTTAAAATATCGACAACTTTATCGCTTGCGTCTTGTTCTATTTCTAATATTTCTTTCTCTTTTGCTTTTGCTAAATTAATCATTTTTTGATTAAAAGCCGCAGCAATTAGCTTCATTGCTAACCGACCGTCCCTGTAGACCTCTACCCTTCTTTTTGAAGATACCTTTCCAAGTTTAAGCAGATCATTTATGACCTTTATTTCTTCTTTTTGTAAGTCTTTAAAAACTTTTGCAGATTGTTGAGCTTCGGCAATACCAGCCTCACTTGGATCAATCAATTCTGCTACTTCTTGTTGTAAAGAAATAATTATTTGAATTCTTTTATCTTTTAGTTTTTCTAATTTATCAAGAAGTGATTTTAGTTTATTAGCGGCACTATCTGCTTCTGCTCCTACTTTTCTTATACCCTCACTAACAGGAGTAACGTCTATATCCAACATTCCCATAAGAGCGTCATGCCATTTCTGATTTAGCTGAATCCAATGCGCGGTTGATGATTGTATATTTACAAATGATGGTTCTAATTGTGTGTTGAGTACCGATATGAAATTATCAAGATCATCAGTATCAGTTACCGTTCCAATTATGCCTTTAACGTCATGCCACGCAGTTAAATCAATTTGTGGTATTTCTGGAATGGTGATTATATCTGCTTCTCCTAGATCGTTAAGAAGCTCTTGTAGGTCTTTAAGATCTTCTTCAATTTCTCCTATTAATAGACGTTTTGCACCACTTTCTGACTCACTAACTGAATCCAAAAACCCTGGATCAGGAAGTTCTGCATACTCTTTGCTTTTAGTAACAACATCTTGTAGAGCGTCTTTTAATGAGGTATTTGCATTTTGGTATCGATTGATATTTTCTATCTTTTTGTCGCTTTCTGCTAGAATATCGGCTTCAATACCCCTCATGTTCATAAGTTGTGGATTTAATTCACCAGAGTAATCGTCAGCGAGATTACTTACCGCTATTCCTTGCTTCTTCAAAGTCTCTGCAAACGCGATTGATGCTCCTTCTATTTCTGTACTAGATCCACCAAGATCTTTAAATACCTTAATTCCATCTTTCATTTCAGTTGTAAATTTTTGTACTCCTTGTGTTCCTCCTTCCATAGTGTCAGAATAGTCTTTAAGACTTATCTGTGCGCTCTTTAGCTCTGTGCTACCAAAACGAATATCTCCTGTAGCTTTATCTACTGAGCTAGCAAATCTTTCAGTTGATAAAGCAGCAATATTTTCTGCACCTACAACTTCATCTAAAGAGGTTTCTTGGAGCTTTCTTGCTGCAACAAGGTCTAATACTACATCGTATAGTTTACCCCCTGCCATTATTTGTGTATTAAAATATTTTTCTGGTGCGGCTTGTTTCTGTTCCTCAGTTAGATTTCGTAAATTATCTAAAGTTGTTTTTAACGATACATTAAGTTCGCCTCTTACGTCCAGTTCATCGCTAATTGCTTTAATGCCTACTCGTTGTTCTACGTTGCTTACTTGATTAAGATACTCTTCTAGAACTTTAGTAAATTCTGTATATGCTGTCTTTTGTGCCACAATCTTTTGGGTAAGCAAATCTGTTTTATCCGCTGCTGCTCTGCTAGCAATTTCTATACCTCCCATAGCCCCTATAAATAGACCAAGTGCTGCCACGATCCCAAGGGGTCCAAGTAAGGCTAATTGAGCTTCTGCCAAACTTGCGGCTAATGTATGAAATGCCAGAGATGCTGTTGTGGCTGTACCAGCTAGCAGAATCAGTGCTTTTATGAATCCATATACTGCTGCTGTCATTGAAACTATACTAAAGCTAGCAAACATTACTGCCAATAATTTAGTAATGGTCGCAATTACAGAGATCCAATCATATAAAGCTTTAGCAAAACTCATTGCATGTAAAACATTTTTTACTAAAGTAGCAGCAATTACTTCGCTGTTTGACTTTAACTTATTTGCTACATCACCAAAAATAGCCCCTGTAGATTTTCCTATTTCATTTAATGATATTTTAAAAGCTCTAATTAAATCATCTACAACTGATTTTAGTCCTTGGATTACATGTTTAATACTTGCAAATTGCTCTTCTGTTCCAGTAGGTCCACCTTTTAAGGCATCAAATAAAGTTATTTGTAGTTCTTGAAATGCAGATTGTAATATTTGAAACTGACCAACTGTACTGGCTTTGATCATATCGTAGGTCTTTTTAGTAACCCCACGCATTTCAGACATTTTATTCATCAAATCTTGAACAGGAGTTATTGTCTCCTTTGAGTTTTCTCCAAGATCTCCAACTGCTGTACTAGCGTCATGCAATTGAGAAGAGATTTTTGCTACGTCTGCTGCTGAAATCTTATTTACAATAGGTACAAGTTGATCTGCTGTTAATCCCGCTTTTCCTAATCTTAAAAACGCTTGTTCTAGACCAACTACTCTTGGGTTTACTTCTTCCAGTGGTATATTTAATGCCGCGAGTGCTTTTTTGGCTTTATATGTCGGTGCTGAAAGAGCTAGCATTGATTGTCTGAAACGAACACCAGCCATTGAAGATTCAAGACCAAGGTTTCTAAACTGAGCCAACATAGCAACAGTCTCTTCTAAAGACGCACCTAGAGAAGACCCTGCCGAACCACCATACCGCATTGATGTGGCTAGTCCCTCAATGTTATAAAGAGAGTTCTGAGCAGCGGTAGTCATAACATCAGTAATTCGTGTAGCGTCTTGTGCAGCAATACTAAATTGCTTCATAGTTGCAGCAACTAAAGTAGTGGATTGGTTCATTGATATGAAGTTTGCACCAGCGAATTCTAATGCGGTTCCAGAAGTTGCTATAATGTCAGCCATCGACATACCAGCGCGAGCCAATTTCTGCATCCCTTCTGCCGCTTGGGTTGCTGTAAACAGGGTAGATTGCCCCAACGACCTAGCTTGATCTTCTGCCCCTTTAAGGGAGCCTGTAAGTGGATCTATTCCCCTAATAGAACCCAAGGTATACATAGCATTTTCAAATTTTGCACCAGCTTCAACAGCAGTTACTCCGAATTTAGCAACAGCAACCCCGGCTAGTGCTGCTGAAGCTGCCATTACACTAAAGGCTTTTTTACTTTGTTTAGAAACAGTCGTGGAAAACCTGTTCATGTTTCCAATGGCTTTATCTAGCTTTTTATTAAAATCCCTAGAATTAAGCCCAATCTCTACATCTATTCTTTCTGCCCATGCCATGACTAATCCCTATTAAATCTTTAATCCCATGTTTCTAATTCCACTTAATAGGGCAGCATCTTTTTCTTCTTTACTTTGTTTTGATTTACTTTTGTTTCCAGTGTATTTTTCTTGACCTTTCTTTTTTGCTTTTTTGCCACCCAATCCGATAGAAACGGCATCAAATATTATACCAAGCATATATGACTTATGCGTCATTATAGAAGCTGATGCAAACCGAATATGGTCCCAACTCATATCAAGAACATCATCAAGCGTGTGTCCTGTGCTTAAAAGAGTTCCGATAACTAGCTCCAAATCATCTACATATTTTTGAGGATTTATTTGTTTAGCACTCTGTTCACCGCTTGGCTTGCTCTTTTCGCCAAGCGAATAAACAAAGGGACAATGGCAGTAACCAACTCCTCTAGTGCAAAGAGGTCAGCACATGCCATATCCCCTGCATCATAAGGTGTACTATTAGCGTTAGCGACTTCCTTTACTTGTTCTAAACATGCACCGTGTCCTAATGAAAAACATCTGCATATAATTAGTAAAGCTTGATCATCAGTGGCGATAGATATGATGTTGTCAACCAAGCTTCCAACTGAACCATCAGCACTAAATTTAAAGTCAGAACCAATATCTTTAATTTTATCAAATTCTCTTAAAATCTTAATTTGATTTCTGGCACTGACTGAGCAAGCTAATTCATATGAATTACCAAAAATATCTTCAATAACTATGTTCGTCGGAGGAACGAGAGTAGCTAAGAAGTTTTTGATAGAATTCAGAAGATCTTGTTGTTCTGTTTCTTTTATTTCTGTGTCGAGTATTTCATCAGACATATTGAACTCCTACCTCATCGGGTATTTGTGGAATTAATAATCTAAGTATTTAGATTAAATCAAGGTGCATACCATCTATTAAAACGAATAAGCTGTTCATCAGTTCCTAAAGCTTCTCCACCCCATTCATATTCAGATCTAACTACTTTAAAACCGAATTCAAATGAATGTTCATCAGCACCGAAAGGTATACTGAAACCGGATTCAGATTGGACTTTCCAGCAAAACAGGGTGAGAGTATCGCCTGTCGTTGCCATCTGGTGTTGAACAACCATAGCAACTACGTCGTTTAGTGCATTACCACCGAAAGCAAAAGTATCGGTAGAACCAGCAGTACCAGTTCCAGCGGTTGCCCCTGCTCCAAGCGCACTGGAAAAATTATCAAAATCCCATTGAATTGATGAAAACTTAACTGTGGCACCTTGAGCTTGACAGAAAGAATAATTGATTAGTTTAGGATTTCCTTGGGTGATGTCCTTTTTTTCTGAGGATAGTTCTACCGTAACCCCATCTTCTCCAATCCAACCTACATCGTTGCTTGCGATTGTGTTTGGTGTAGCCATTGGAGTTGTTGACCAATCTGCGTCATATCCATCAACAATCTTACTCATGAAAACTCTGGCAGGTCCAAAACTAACGTTGGATGCCTTTCCACTTGGTATATTTAACATCTAATTATCTCCTAAGTTCAATAGTATAATATGCTAATTTTTTAAATTTGTCCATCTATATGTTGTCGCCATTATCAGTATATCTTACTTCATTGATATGTGAACATCCTCTACATACAATTTTTAGATAACCATCAATTCCTGGTTTCCACCAAGCAAAAAAATCTCTATAACGAACTCTTAGCTCATCTTTTTCCTTATCATATATACCTAGTCGTGATCCACATTTTTCACAACCCCAAATCTTATCTTGTCTTGTAATATGTTTATTTTCTATAAAAGAATTTAATCCTGTTGTGTTTTTTAATTCTTTCTCTATTTTCTTCATCGAAGTTTCTACATTTTGTAGTCGAGAAAGAATATCTTGATTGATTTTTTTTATTTGATTTGTATCGTTCATTTTTATAAAAGTGGCGCATAAGAGCGGTAAGGATGAGTAGTAGGAAGTTGTGCAGATAATCTCCATTTATGTGTAAGATAACCTTCTATTTTTTGTCTGTCGTCAGTAGTCAAAATTCCGTCATAGACAATAATTTCACCTATTTTACCTTCTTTAAATTGAACGTCTAGAACATTTGCATTTGCGACACCATTTACAGCAGTTGTGGGACCAGCTTCTACCCCGTTTAAATAGAAATTTGATCCACTGACAAGTTCAATAAGTTGAATAGAATTTGCGCGATTAATTGATGTGCTAGTATCTGTTGTACTGGTTTGATATTCAACGGCATTGGCTGTTGTTAAAGCAAGCTCATAATTTGTTCCTTTTGTCACAATAAGTCTTTCTGCTGGAACCCCCATCGTTGGTGCTACTACAATAGCAAATAGGGTAATACCGCTAGTTATATCTAAAGATGCTGTATCGCTAGCAGACAGAATATGATTCGTTGCAGTAAAAGATACAATTGGGAGATTTGCTATATATGTTTGAATATATTTTGGTTTATCGGCTGGTGTTGCTTGTGATAAATTATTTGCATTACCACTTTGATCTGCCCATGCAGAAATGTCCCCACCCGACTCAGTTATACCAACATCTGATTTCCACCAAGCAGCTAAAGTAGTAGCTGAGTTATTAGGCAACCAAGCTACAGCGTCTTTTCCGTCTTCCTGATATTTAATAATTGTAAAATTATCCACATAGCTAGTCCCACTGTTTGCATGAATTCCTGGGAATCCAGATGATAGCAAGGAACTAGAAGAGTCTCCATAAGTACAATAAATAGTATTATCTACTGAAAATTGAAGGGTTACTGGATTGGTTCCATAACATTTAAACTCCATCCCATGCTTCATTCCTTTACCAATTACATCGGAAGGAACATTTGCTTCACTTAAAATAGTTTCAGTGTTTTGGTATCGTTTTACAATACTTATTTTTCCTGTTTCTATATTAAACTTTCCTATATAAGCATCATAAGCCATGGGTATATTAGCAATGAAATTGCTAGCCCTAGCGATTAGCCCTAATTCACCCATAGCAAGTGGATGAAGACCACTTCCCATGCCCCACCCATAATTAATCATAACTGAATAATGATTTTCAACGAATGGTACGGTGGTTCCTGGGATTTGTGTAAGATAATCTTCTGTTGTTGCTGATAAACCAGAAGTTACTACTAAAACCTTTCCATTAAGAACGCCTGTCGGATCGTCAATTGAAGCCCATCCAGACGTTCCTTTCCAATTACTCTTCATTTTTAATCTCCGACTTTAGGTGTTTGTGATGAATAAGGATGTGTTGAAGGAAGAACAGCATTAAGACCCCACTTGTGGGCGAGATAACCCTCTACCTTCTGTCTTTCTCCTGTAGAAAGTTCTCCCTTATAAACCAGAATTTCACCAAGTCCACCTAATAAAGTAGTAGAAAGAGTAGCGTCTTTAGTTGCACCGATAGAAAGTATATAACTGTTATCCGCAGTTGTACTGATGCCAGTTAGTGATTGGCTAGAAGTTCCATTTATATAGATTCCATCATTTGTAATGACTTCTGCCAAAAATAGTGCTTTTGTCCCAAATTTAACAGTTGAAGGAGATCCGTATTCTGCATCTGCATTAACAAAACGAAGTTGATTTTCTTTGACAAGTATTCCATAACTGTTTGATTTTTGTAATACTATTTGTTCATCACCTCCAACCAATTGAATATTTGAATACATAATTGCAAATATAGATGCACCAGAAGAATCTAGGTCTAGAGTAGAAGAAGCAGCAACCTTTAATAGAGAAGGAAAAGCACCACCACCACCTGGACCTATTTGTGCAACAGAGAATGTTTGATATTGTGCGTTCCATATTTCGCTTGATGTTGTATCTTTTAGGCTACCGTTAATTTGGAATAAAAAATCAGCGGGAGTTCGTTCATTTCCGATGCTGAAACTTTCTTCTAGGTTTCTATTTTTTCCATCTTTCTCTACTGTTCTCCAAAAATGAATTAAATTACCGGAATCACTATGGGTAGCTGGATCAAGCACACTACCAGTATTGTACAATTCAGTAACAGCGGGAGCATCTAATACTGCATCAAATACAACAATAGAATAAATATTATGTCGTATTTCTTTTGATATACTAAGTTTGCTATCAGAAAAGAAGATGAATTCAGTTACTGATCCCAAAGCATAATTAACAGCTAGTGCTGGATTGTTTATAGTTGTGCTACTGGTACTTTGAACAACACCATCAACATATACTGCAACTGCTGTATCTAAGGATGCTGCAACTCCATCCCAAGTTATTACAACATGATGCCACCCTGGTGAAGTAAAAGCATTATCGTCATATTCTAATTGGCAGTAAATATCTCCTGGTGTTGCGGTATAGCTATCGCTTCTTGCATAAACTCTAAGTTCTGGGTGTGATGGCCCATTTTGATCTGTTTCAACATAGAAAATATCTGTTCCACTTTCATTTTGAGCAGTAAATAAACGTTTATTTTCTAATGTTCCACTTTCTATTTTTATCCAGAAAGCTATTGTTATAGCAGTTCCTTCTGCTATTAAGCTGGTTCCATCAGTAAAAGATAAATATCTGTAACTTCCAACAGGTGCAGCAGCAGCGGGTTGACCCCAATACAATGATCCTTGTCCTCCTGTGGGTGCATCTTTTTCAAACAATGGAATATAATTTCCACCAAAATAGTAGCTGCTTCCTGTTCCTTGTTGTGGAGAGGAACCTTCTGTCGGCACTTCCCTCATAAAAGTCCACCAGTCAGGTGCTTGTAAGTTTGATGTTCCTTTTAAATCGGGGAACAAAACAGCATTTTTTCTTTTTCTTGGTCCTCCAAATGTTTCTTCAAATTTCCACCAATCTGTTAAATTGGCATATGCACTATGTAGAGATAAATCTAAATAATTTCCAGAGTTATATAATTCTGTTACTTCGGTGCCTGTTAATACTTGGTTCCAAAAACTTACATCAGCTATGAATCCATTATCAATTCCATACCCACCTGTACTATCGCCATCTACCGCATTTACTAAAAAATGAGTACCAGGAGCTTGAAGACCTACAGGAGAACCACCACCAGGATTTCGGTCATTTTGGCTACTAAATGTTATTGGAACTCCATTAAGATATACTTTTAAATTTAAATCATTAACTAGATTTGACTGTGTTCCAGTATAAGTAAATGTCAGATTAGCCCATGTATTTAGAATACCTGTAGTAGTAATTCCGGTATAAAAAGCATCATTTTGAGAGCTTGTAGTGGTACAATCAGCATGTATATACATTTGAAGAGAAGAAATTTTGCACCAAAACACCTTGTCCCATGAAGCACTATCTAAAAATGAAAACAAATCTTGTGTGCTTGTCGAAGATGTTAAATAAACCCACATGCTTACAGTAAAAGGTGTTGTATTGTTCATAGTCTTAGCGACATAAAAACCTTGATTTGTTCCAGCCCCAGAATTGGCTGGACCTGTAAAGAAAGAAGAGGTTCTTTGATCTCCTACTTGGTGTTCCCAATTTCCTCCTTCTAAATTATTCTTCCATTCTTCTACATAAGTAGGACGTTGATATACCGAGGTTGATCCATCGTTTGAATTTCCAGAAATATCATCCCAATCTGATATGCGTTTCTTGCTTTCTGCGTCTAGTACAACAGTTTTATTGCTGTCGCTTAACCATAGACTAAGATTTAATCCAAGCAGAGCAGGGGTCCATTCTGAAGGGCTTTTAGCGTCAACCGTATATCTAATAACAGAAAATGAATCTATATATAATGTTCCTCTTTGAACTAAAATTCCTGGGAATCCAGAAGTTATTTGACTTGTTCCTATATCTGCATGAGTAAGAATAACATTTCCATCTATTTCTAATTCAAGCGTAGTTGTGTTGGTTCCAAAAGTTCTGAATTTTATTTCATGTAATTTAGATCTAGTTATTACTGGTGAGTTAGATGTCATTTTAGCTACGCTAAGAAACTCCCACTCCACACTGTTGAATTTTGCTATCGTAATGGTTCCTCTTTGAATATCGAATCCAGCAGCATAACAGTGTACTAAGTTGCTTCCAGAGTATGATGCCCTCGATAACAAATAAAATAAACCTGATTGAAATTGCCAATCATCTTGAAAAGCATAATTAGTAGTTATTTCATAATGATCAATATCAAAGGCTGTTGATGTTGATATTTCTTGCGTCAGAATTTCAAAAGATGGTGTTTCAAGACCACCTTCTGCAATAAGGCAACGCCCGTTTAAAACGCCTGTTGGGTCATCGGTTGTTTTCCAACCACTTAATCCAGCCCAATTAGAAAACATAGATACTCCTTATTGACCGCTTTTAGCTGTAGTAAGTATTCTATTAAATCTGTCGAAGCACTTATTATACTCATCTGTTGATTCTTGGGTTATTTTACAGTGTTCTGTAACTATAGTTATGAATTTCAAAGAATTATTCATATTGCTTATACCAGAACAATCTACTGCTGATGTTTTAGAATCAATACCCCTTTGTTGCATACGACAAAACAATTCTCGACATAATAGGTCGGAATTCTGTTCAATATAGTCTTTACTGCATGGAATTTTAACCAAATCAATGTCTGCTAATTTTTCTCCAACTTTTGATCCTGTTACTACAACAGGTACTGGATCTGTATCTTTGTTTAACACTTTCCATGTTATGCCAATACCCGTACCACCACCGACAACAAGACCAATAACTAACAAGATCCATTCCATTCTCTCTACCGTCCCTATTGAAAGTTTCATCTGATCACTTTTTGAATTAGATATTTGTTTAAATTTTAATATAACTATATTAGTTCAGAATACCTACATTGGAGATAAAATGCTTCCCCCTATTCTGGAACAAGTCAAGGCAAAAGGATTCAAAGTTTTTACTGCTGGAAAATGGAATATAAATATTGTTGGAGTAAGAAGTCCTTCAAGAAAATCTAATGTATTTGATGATTTTATTCATGTGGTTTTTAAAGATCATTCTAATTCTTTCGTAGATTTAGTGTTTCAAATTACCACTGACCCAGGATTATATTGGTTGAAGAATCCAAGTAGAGTAGATGGAACTGCTATATTGGTTGGAAATAAACAATATAGAGGAGTATGGAAGATAGATAAACACCAAGGAAAGTATGATGCGCTTTGTCAAAGAAATGGAAAAGTAACTGTCTATAGAGATCGCAATAAAGATTCTATACTGGATATGGATTCAACTTCGATTAGTGAAGGATACTATGGAATAAATATTCACCGATCCTCTTTACATGGAAGTACAGAAGTAAATCGCTATTCCGCAGGGTGTCAAGTATTTGCTGATCCAAATGATTTTAGCTGCTTTATGTCTCTGTGTAAAAAATCCGCTAAATTGTATGGAAATTCATTCAGTTATACATTACTTGAAGGGTAGGAGTTATCGTGAACAAAAAAGCAACTACATTCTTAGAGTATCAAGCATTGGCAATGGAAACTGCTATTTATCCAACAGATGGAATTTCTGGAATTGCGTATACTACAATGGGGCTAGCTGGTGAAGCTGGTGAAGTTAGCGAAAAAGTAAAAAAAATAATTAGAGACAGTACAGATTTAGAAAAAGCCATAAGCGATAAGAGAACAGAGATAGCAAAAGAACTAGGTGATGTTTTATGGTATGTAGCAGCGATTTGCCGGGAATTTGGTTTATCGCTTGAAGAGGTTGCTGAAATTAATATAGAAAAACTAAAAAGTAGACAAAAAAGAGGAAAGTTAAAAGGTTCTGGAGATAACAGATAAAAGAAGAAATAATATCAAAATAG